CCTTGTCAAACACCATCCACATCGGCGCGGTCGGCTGCGTCAGGTCGTAGATGGTAACCTTAGCTGCTTCTGCAACAATCAATGCCTTAGCAGGGAACTCCTTAGTCGCGCCGCGAGTGGCGGTGTTCAGGGTCTCGTTGTACCAACTGGTATGCTGCGTGCGCTCGCGCCACGCCCCGCCGTCGGAGTCCTTACTGGTATCGTAGATGAACCAGTCCACCGCGTTTGCAACGATGGTCTGGGCGATTGGGTCAAGCACAGCGGCACCAGCGCCTACCACAGCCGTGCCGTCGGCCTTTTTGATGAAGGCGTAGGTTTTCACCCCGTCGAAGTTTACAAACGTCACCCTGTCCCCAACGGCGCATGTATGGTTCGCCCCGCCCTCCACCACAAGATTCGTGCCGTTGGTGAGCGTGAACGCCCCGCCCGCGATGGCATCTATTTTCGCCCCGGCAGGCATCGTCACAGCCGTCACGGTAGTTGTACCCGTGATGGTGGTTATCATGTTAGCGTCTGCCGTGGTCAGGTCGAGCGTGGCGGCGGAGGCGATGCTTGCGACGACACGGTTGCGGAAGAGGCCGGTCATCTGGCCACCTGCAAGGGCGAGAACGCCTGTGATTGTATTGTCTGCAAGGGAAATGGACTTGTTAGTAAGTGTATCGGTCGTGTCTCTACCGACTAAGGTATCAGTGGCATCAGGCAGCGTTAGCGTTCTGTTTGCCGTCTGAGAAGATGTGATAGTGGTCTTGGTGCCCGTGGAACCAGCGGCGTCAAATGCAATCTGCCTGGTGGCATCGGTTGCATCATCTACGGTAAAGGTAGTGTCTTTTGCATTGATTGTATTCGTATTGTCCAGCGTTTTGTTCTGGACAGTTTGAGTGGCTGTTGCCCCAAGTAGTTGTTCCGAGACGTTCGCTGCATCGTATGTAGACTTTGCCATGTCCCCGGTAGCAGTAATCCAGCTGCGTGTTCCACCAGTAGTAGAGGAAAGAACCTGTCCGTCAACAGAAGGATTCCCTAACGCCGCTTCGGCACCTATGTCATTAAGAGTCTCAGTAGTCGTGCGTGTTTCATACTTTGTCCCGGCAGAATTACCACGGATATATTTCCCTGCTTCCGGGTCAGGAAGGACAGCCTGTGCCGATGTTGTAACAGGTGTTAGCGATGGCATATCATTTTACCTTCTTCAAGTTCGGGTTTTTTCTTTTCGCGGCGGGAGATGCCTTCCTCGTCGCAGCAGCAAGAATGGCCCCCGCCCTTTTCATTGGAATATGCTGTTCCTTTGCAATCATTCTCTGGATGTTCTTGAATCCTTTACGGCCCATTCTGCTCTCCCTCTGTTGCTGATGTTCTTGCAAGCGCAAGCGCCCTGATGAACGCCTTGGACTGTCTGTTCTTGGAAGCTAAATCAAGAATTATCCTTGCCCCTTCATCGGTGAACATATAATCAATCATCTTGTCCTGTGCTGTCCTGTCAAGAAAGAAAGCCCTTGTGTTCGTTCCAATCCTTGCAGCTTTCAATAGTGGCCTTGTGATTCTCTCAAGCAGCACGCTCTTAATCTTCTCGCCAATATCCACCTTTGCGAAGAACCTTTCAAAGTCATCAAAGGTTTTGCCGGGCTGTGGCACCTGCATAATTCTCGCTATCCTGGAAATCCTCTTGAGGTGTTCATCACCGTTTGCTAAATCCTTATGCCTTGCAATCACCTGCACAATCTTGTCTGGTGGCAGGAGGTTCCCATTGTTATCCCTTATGGCCGCATTTAGCAGAGTCCTCTTGAATGCAGGCCTTACGCTGGTCGGGAGCCTGGCCATCTGAACCTTGTATGCACCACTATTCAGTGAGTTCCTGAGAACGTTCGGGTTCTCTCCGATGCCGAATTTATTAAGCGTTAGCCTGTCAAGCGAACTCAGTTCAAGGTTAAGGCGTTTTGCCAGCCTGGCAATATTCCCGAATTTCATGAACTCAGGCAGAAGTCCAAGCCTGTCTAGCAATTCTCTATGCCTGGCAACATATTTACCAACCTGTACAGACGTCAACTCAGATGCTCTATCTACAGAAGCACGAATATCAGCAAGAAACCCTTTCCTTGCGAAATCTCTTATTGCCGCCATATCAAGGCCATTTGCCTTTGCTATAGCAGAATTGGCGAAGTCAATCAGGTCATCAATCGCTTTAGTAGAACGTGGCCCGGTGAGAAACTTCTTAACGAACTGTTCCGGGGAATTTATCAGCCCATCGGCATTCTCTTTGAAGAAGAACGATATGTCACTACGGTCAAAGACCTTTCTTATTTCACGCCATAGTTTGTTCGCAGCCTTCAACTGAACGTTCGGAACAAGGTCTAGCGCCTTTGTTAAACCGTCAACCAACTGGAACAGCCTTGCGGCAGCTTGTCTCCCATCAGGGGATTTTACAAGCGTCCTTGCCATTCCGAGAATCGCCCCCCTAACCTCGTTTATACCTTTCGCAGACAGAGGCCTCGGCTTTACAGCCGTTCCAAGTCGTAACGAAACAGGGTCTAACTTCGGCTTCTTCCCTTTAGATACAGCACCAAGTTCTTTCTTTACCGCCCTTATTGCTGGTTGTACCAGCCTAAGGATGAAAGCCTTGTCCTTTGCGTCTGTAGATGCCGCCTTCTTTAGTGATGCCATGATAATCTTTCTTGCAACATCTGGAAGAGTTGTGTTGCCAGCGGCCATGCTGTATAGCCGGATTGCTTCCTTCTCAGCTGCGTCTTTCACTCTGGAGAGCAGGTCAAACATATCCTTGCCGACAGATTCCCTTGTAGAAGCATTCTGTATGGAATCCAGCGAGGAAATAGCGTCATTGAGACGCGACTGAAACCTGTTGCGAATCCCGTCAATAATATCCTCAGCTTCTTGTGGCGTTAGTGACCCATCAGCCAGGGCATCAGCCGTCGCTTCAAGCGCTGCCGCATTCTCGTCTGCCAACCCTGCAATCCTGTCACGCGCTGCCTGACCGCCATGCGTTTCGAGCCGCCTCATCGTGGCGACAACAGAAGGGTCTTTCATGATAAGGTCAAGCCGTATCTTCAACCCTTCCTTGGCTATCTCGGCAGCATTCTGATTTGCCCTTGCTAATAGTTCAGGGTCTTTCCTCAGCCTCTCAGCCAGAACGGATGACACGCCATCTTCTTTCGCAACACTTAGGCCATATGCTAATTTCGCAGCCTTTGTACCAAGAAAGGAACCAGTTGCAAACTCAGTTGCAAGTCCAGCAACAGGGCTGTCAGTAAGTTCTTCAACCCCCTTACCAGCACCAGCACCACCAGAAGTAATCGCCGCCTCGATAGCGACAGCCTTGGCCGGGTCTTTCGCAGCCTCAGTTAGCGTGGTTCTAATTGCACGCGACACCTTGCCAACCCTGTTCGCCAATATTGATGTCTTGCCCAATAGAGCCATTACCCCGCCAATAACGCCCCCTACAGGCAACACAGAAGATGCGATATTGCCGGTTTGTATCGCACCTTCCGGTATTCCTATCTTTGCCCCTTCTGTGCTAACAGCCTCAGCTTGCTTACCAAGAAACTCGGAAACCGGATTAGGAGCTAGTCCGCCAAGCGATGTGATTGTTGAACCTAATTCAAAAAACCCCTGTCCTACCCCGCCTGCAACACCTATTGCCCCCAACCCAATCTTTTCAGGAGCGGATATATCCTTTTCTGCTGTTTTCTTCACATCTTCAAATGTGAATGATGGATTATCCTGATTGTCAGCGAGCGCAGCAACATCCTCGAATGTGAACTTCGCCATTATAGCAACCCTTCCCTGCGGAGCTGTATGGCGACCTGTTCCTTAGTCCATTCAGGATGTTCCCTGACTATTTCATTGAACCGTTGCCTTGGGTCTTTCGCATTAGCGGCCAATGATTCAAGATGAGCCTTTTCTTCTGGCGTGAACACCTTGTAATTATTGGCGAAATCAAGAAGCCTTGCGTCTAAATCAATCGGAATCTGCCCGCCATTCTCCTGAATAATTCTTGCTTGTTCCTGTGCAAGGTCAAACTTGAACTTATTTAGCCTACGCATGGCGTCAATGATTGCAAGGTTGCCCTCTCTGGTCTGTTTCAAACCGGGGACAGCAGACTGCAAGAACTCAAGGTCTTTGTTACTCGTATTACCAGTAAGCCCAAGCCCAGACTTCGGATTCCTGAGTGTTAGGGCGAGCCTGCTTCCCAATGCCCTGACAACCTGTTCTTCTGTAAGGTTCCCTGAGTCAATACCAAGCGATTTGAACATGCTATCAAGATTCACACCAAGTAAATTTGCAAGGCTCTTGATGTTTAACAACACTTCAGAACCAAACCCAGTCAGTGCGCCTTTACCAATCGCTTCTTCGATTCTGTCAAGCGTATTATTCTGGTCTATTGCTGACTGAGCAATCTGGTTCCTCTTGATGAAGTTTGTCCCAGCCTGTTCAAGCAGTTTCTTTGTCCCAGGGTTAAGTTCCTCGCCCTTGTTGATAACAGTCACCCCAGGCTTCTCTCTCGCTTGTCCAAGAACTGTCTCCTTGACAATGTTCCCCTTGTCGTCAAACGTGAAAAACTTAACCTTCCCATCAACTGTGGCCTTAATCTGATTTGGCTTTTTCGTTTCTGTCGCAAGCTTCCTTACATCCTCTGGCCTGAGTAAAGATGCTTCCTCTTGAGACAGTGGCACGCCCAGCTTCTTTGCAAGAGCGAGCGTTCGCTTTGTCTCGGCATCTGCTTTCCTGCGACTTATGGCTGTTTCAACACCAACCTTGGCCAAAGTCTGATTAGCCTTGTCCTGGGCAGCCTGCTGCAACTGCCTCTGAGCCAAGTCCGCTGCAAACACATTACTTAGGAATCCAAACGGGTTTGTCTGAGGATTAAGGTTCCCCCCTGCCGCCAACTGCGTCAGCCCTGTTGAAGGGGCAGCCGTCACGTTACCGAAAGCGTCCTGCAATGTTCCGAACGCGGATAACTGTGATGGGTCTTGGAATGCGTTAAGATTCATATGTACCCCCTATGGGAACACCAGCGGCGGCAATGCCGGAGCATCCAAACTTGTTGCGCTAAAGAACCCGCCACCCGGAGCGGTAGGAACGCTTACCGAACCGGAACCGGAACTGCCAAAGCCGCTGAATATATCTTTCCCGAGATTGAACCCTGCACCGATTCCCCCGACTATATTCCCGAACCGCTGTTGCCTTGCAAGGTTCCTCTGCTGAACATTACCCAAACGGATATTGTTCAAAGCATTGTTGAATGCTAGCTCGTTAGCCTGAGAGTTAAACAGGTCGCCAACCGTTCCAGCCTGTGCGTTAAGCCTGTTTGCAATGTCCTGCTGACTTAGTCCACCAAATGCGTTCAGTCTCGCAATATCCTGATTAAGAGCCTGATTGGCAAGATTCTCCGCACCGACGATTGACTGGTTAAGCAACGCCTGCCTCTGACGGTTAGCAGCCTCATTGAACAACTGGTTCGCCAGAATGCTACCGCTTGACCCCGTTAATCCTTTTGCCCCCACAGAGGCGTTCAGGGCGTTCTGACGCAGTTTTAGCTGGTTCTCCAATAGAGGAGACCGCGCCTGAAAGAAAGCCTCTCTAAAGGCGTTTAATCGAGCAGGGTCAATCGCCAGTCCACCGCCAACGATATTCGCCAGATTCCTGTTAGCGGCATCTACAGCAGCCTGTCTGTCTTGCGGCTGGGTGAATGTAAAGCTGGTAGGAGTAGCTTCACCCAAAGCCCCAGTGAATGCGTTTATCCGCTTAGGCGGGGTAAGGTTGACTGTTTCCCTCTTAGGCCCGAACAGCCCACCGGCAAGACCACCCAGAGCACCACCAATAATTCCCCCAACCGGCCCGAAGGCTGCGGTTCCTGCAACACCCCCTAATGTGCCTAGTCCAGATGTATCAGCCATATCATTCTCCTATCGCCATCAGGTGTCTGTCTAGTTTCTCGGCAACAACGTTTCTTGAACTTTCCGCTGCCGATGCCACTGACCGCAACTGTCTGGCATTCTCAATCAAAATAACGGGAACCATTACATGCACACATTCCCATTTGTCTATTTCCTGCCCCGTTACAGGGTCTTGCCCACGGAACTGCTGCCATAATTTACAGTCATGCTCCATGCAGGGCTTTCTGTTATATGGACATTTCATCAGTCTTTGCTCGCCAGAATCATGTCAACGTACTTCGGTACCCACGAAGTAAGTGTATGGGTATGGCCTGCGCCGCCACCTGTCGAAGTTGTGCTCGCAGTTCCCTGCTGCCCGGTAAAGTCGGCAAGAGAGTTTAGTACATTGCCGCCGCTGCTTACTTGCTGGAACCTATCATACGTGTGCGTGTGTGCAGGCATCTCGTCTACAGTAAGGGTATGGCTGCCCGTAGCTGTAGCGGGGACACCTAGAGAAGCGCCATTCGTGCCGCCAGTCCCGCCGCCAGTCCCGGATACAACCCTGAGCATGGCGTCATTGTGAGTTGTTACCTGTGTCCAGCCTGTAGGGGCGGATGCCTGAAAGAATGTCATTACCGTCCCCGAAGGGAAAGCATACTTGTAAATCTCATTTGCCCTTACAGCGTTGTTTCCACTAGCCCCGGAAGGTACACTAATAGCGCCCGTGAATGTGCCACCAGACTTGTCCATCTTCGTAGCGGAGGCAGTAGCTACAGATGAAAACTCGGTATCAAAAATAGCAGGGTCGGCAGGCGTAGTACCCCGTAAGGCGGTGAAGTTAGTGCCCTTCGTGTAATCAGACATAAATACCTCTCATCGTATCCCCGCTTCGTTGAAGTACACTTCAAATGCGGATACCTTGAATTGTGTCTTGTTCGGGTTCGTTATCCTGATGGACAGAAGTTCCGAAATCCCCCTTATCGGAGTTCTCGTATCACCAGAGAATAATGTCGCGCTACCTGACCATGATGGGCCAGAAGATGCTGTGCCCCATGCCCTTCGAGGGTCTGTTGAAGCAGCCTCAGACCATATCATGGCTGTAGACGTAGTAGTTGGCGTGGCTGGCGTGAGATTAACCGTGTACTGTTCGCGTTTCGATTCATCAAGGTCAGGCCATATCTCCATCGTCAGGGAATCAGTAGCCTCTCCCTCATAGATGATTTCAGTCCTGTTCCACCGTGCTCTTAATTCCGAGGACTTTGTTCTGAATGGCGCAGTTTCCCACACTACAGGGATTGCCTGAGTGGAACCCCCATTTATCGAATCACTGTAAATCGTGGCATCGAGCTTATGCAGCCGGGTATTCTCAAGATACACCGTGCCATCATTGGCTGTTAGATATATCGGTTCAAGGCCAAACCAGAATGACCATGAATCAAATAACACATGGTACACAACAGTCCTGTTACCGAACCGGCACAAGTACACACCAAGCTTGGCTGCAAAGGTGGAACGAAAGTCAGCTGTGATCGCATTGCCAGACCGTATTTCACCCACGATGAAGTTGTTAATCGGGATGGATGAATCTTCCGCTGCCGCGTCGCCTTGTACTAATACTTCCCTTAGTTTCTTGAACCCGTACTGTGAAAGGAAGATAACATCATTCCCGATACCCTGAATGGTATCATGGGACAGGCACCCAATTCCCTTAATCGTTTTTTGTACATCAAACGTCGATGGAGTGGCAGGGTCGCTACCGGAATAGAACACAATATGATTTTGACAGAACACAACCAGCATTCCCTGAAAGGACGCCAGTCCGGTAACCTTGTCACTGACTCCTATAGCGCCAGATACGTCAATAATTCCTCCCGGCCCTGTCGTAGTCCAGTCTGCTATACCTACACCACTTCCACCAATGGTGTCAGAGAAATACACGGTCAATAGTTGAGAAGGGTTCCCAGCCCCGTACATCCTTCCATTATACGTGGTAAACATGTTCATCGGCTGTGCGCCTGCAGGCGTGTTCCACGAACCATTGTAGTAACGGTTTACAGAAGCATTCCCTACCATTGTCTGCCCTGATATTTGTGCAGTCCTCGGGCGAGAAGTGAAAACTCCCGCTAATGAAGAACTCCACGTAGAACCAGACAATGAATAGATATTGTTATCGTCCGCCCACTTAAACAATGTGGCAGTTCCATTAAGGGCAAGATGCTCCCACAAGTGCTTTGTGTTACCACCAGAAGCGGCAGTATCTACAGTTGTCTGACCGGGCCTTCTGTTCATGGCACCAGCCTTGTCAAACCACACATTCTCAAGATTAGGCGCGAACTCGTGAGTCATCTCCCTTGGCGGGGTTATCGTGTTAATCCCCTTAATGGGAGGTGTGACCCTCTTGACCTGTAAGCTCATCTGTACGAATCCGCATCCACTGCGAACACACGATTTGAGTAGACCATCGCAACCTTCATGTCCAGATGCCTCTTGAACAATGTCGCATATCCCCTGTCCAGCCCATCATATGCGTCAAGGTGCATAAGCGCCCCGTAAACAAGCACATCATCATCAAACTCGGTTGTTCCAGAATCAGTGGAAGATGAAAACCTTGTCGCCCTCTTGTACGCGCTCATGTTAACTGTAGAACCAGATGCAGGCACAGGATAAATCTGTATGCTCACCTTCCCGGTAGATGCCACCCGCCTCTGGAACCATAACGGTTTCCCTGTCAGTGACTTCGATAACTGCGCGTCAAACTGAATTGGGGTTAGTTCATCAAGAACCCTTCCGTCACCAGAAATCCACACGGACACAGGCCCGTCTTCACGGATGTTCTCGGTTCCGGTAAAATCGAATGTTCCACTTGAACCATCTCCGGTTCCCTGTGCGTCAACCCTTAGCCTCGGCCAGTTTGCAACCTGCTCAACATCACCAATAGTCTGATTGAGGAAATCAGTAATCCTCTCCGCAAGCAAGTCACCAGATACAGTAGTAACTTCCTGCCCGTCACCTGTTGTCCTGATAACACGGTTCACAAGGTTCAATAACGTGTCTGACATTAGAACGTACCTCTCCTTACCGTGCAGAATTCTTCGTTCTCAAGCATCCATGACCTGAGAAACTTGTCGTCTTTCCAACAGCCAGGATACCGCGAGTTCCACAGGTGATATTCCCTTGCAGGAATCCTTGCAATACGCCTGAACTCCCTGTCCTCTGAAAACCCGTCAGTTGTTTCCCTTAGCTTGTAGTTCTTCTTTGCCTCATCGGTATAGTCCTCGATGACCGTATAGACAATGTTCCCGTCCTTATCAAGAACGCAACTTTCCTGTACTTCCATCTTAACCTCCGAAGGTTAGGGGTCGCCCGAAGGCGACCCCGTTACCCTTAGGCAGCACCATAAAGGATTGCCGAACCGGCTTCCTGACGCGCCTCAAGCGTCGCGGCAGACGTGACCTGATACTTCGTCGAAGTACCCGTCCGAGCCAGCCGTTCCGCAGACGGATTGCGAAGATATGCAACCTTCCACAAATCCGTGTCGAGACACGCAACAACACCATCCGGAACCCACTTGTCGTACACGACATTGAGCTTGCCGAAAGCAGACTCGAACACATCAATCGACGTGCTGAGTTCGTTCTCGGTAGCCGTCATGCGACGGGTGCCAAAGTTGCCAATAGCAATCTTCTGACCACCACCAGCAAAGATGGTGTCAGGGTCACCGCCATTATCGGCAGCAGCCTGCAACGCAACATTCATCTGCGCCGTGGTCAGTGCCTGCGGCGTATGATACACCGTATAGGTCGTGGTGCTATCAGGCGTTACATCCCACGCAGCAACCGTCAGCGTATCAGTCGATACGGCAGTGATAGTCCTGTACTGGCCCTGACCAGTACCACCAGTAAGCAGAATCTGGTCATTCGCGGCCATGCCGGAACCAGTGCCAGAAGCAACCACGATGGTCGTAGAAGTGCCACTCTGGGCAGTACCGGAAATTTCAGACGTTGCCATTGACGTGTTGTTCGTCGAAGAATTATAGAAGACACCACCCATGCGCGGAGCAGTGGTAGCATCACCCGTAAGCTTCGAGCCCTGCCAGAGAGCACGTTCCGTATCCAGAATGAGAGCCTCAGTGGACTTCTTAATCTGATACGCAACCTCACTCTTGACACCAGCCTTCAACACGGCTTCCTGGTTATCAGAAATCTGACCATACTTGGCAAGGTTCTGAATCACGTTTGAAAGCCGGGTACGCGGCGTGAGCGTCCCGAAAGTTGCATCAGCACCCTCAACCTGAGCATTGAGCGCCGGAGCGTCCAAACTATCGGTCAGGTACTCGTGGAGTGTGCTTGTTGCCTTGGTTTTACCAAGCATTGAATGCAGCGGCGCACGCTTGACCGAAATGTTCGTAATGAAATCACTCAGGTCTTCACGATTACCGACTGCCTGGTACGTTTGTAGCGTAGCCATTTTAGTCTCCTCTTAGCCGAATAGCTTAGAAGCGACATCCTCGAACAACGGCGTTGTATCGCCAGTTTTCATGGCCTTTTTCAAAGCCTCACTTCTCGGACTGCCCTTCTTAGGCTTCACGGCTGTTTTTATTTTTCGCTTCGGTTTTACCGGAGCTTCCCGTGTCTTTTTAGCACTGGAAACAGTGTTTCCGAGAAATTCATTGAGTTCGCTTAGCGCCGATTCCGTTGCCTCGTCAATAGACTGACCAAGATTGACATTCGACATAATCATCCTCGCAAGGATATTCCCCTGCTTGTCTGACTTCACATCAATGTTCTTGTAATCACCTACCCTCTTGGCAACTTCCGACTGCATCTGTGCAACAAACATCTGCTGTTCGCGTTCCCGCAAAAGCTGTTCAATACGCGGGTCAACCTTCGGTTCATCTATCTCGATAACGTCCTCAAGGTCATTCTCCTTGATTTGTTCCATTATCTCCGCCAGACGAGCCTTCTCGGACTCCGCCGCAGCTTTCGCAGCCTGCAATTCAGACAATGCCTGATTGTACTTCTGCGTAGCTTCCTTCCTGCGCTCCCTTTCGGACTGCAAAGCCCGTTCAAGATTCGCAGCCTTTTCAGCTACAGGGTCAGGTTCTTCCTCGACTTCTTCCTCAGATTCTTCTTCATCCTCGGACTCATCTTCCAATTCGTCTACAGACTCATCTTCAGATTCATCTTCGGTTTCTTCAAGTTCATCCTCGGATTCAAATGCTTCCTCAAGAATCTCCTTTGTTTCAGCTTCCATTTTTTCTCCTTTTATTTACATGGGGGATTATACCCACGAAACGCGCTGGTCACGGGAGCGCGGCCCGAGTTTGCCGGTTTAACGCCACCGGCGGCGAACTGTTACCTCTTTTTCGGCCTTCCCCTAGGTCGCCTTGTTGATGCACTGGAATCAGGCGTTGCGACACAAGACGCTGAAAGCCTGCCCAATTCTTCAATAATCTCGTTAATCTTCTCCACCAGAACATTCAGGTCAGGCGTATAAGGCATCGGGTCAAGCTTCTTCATCTTCAACCTCGTTCAGCATCTTTATGTTCTGCATCAAAGCCTCTGCATTCACAACATACTGCTGTAATTTCGCCTTGATATACCTCGAAGTCCTTAATTCAGACCTGAACTGAATCTGCTTCAACACCCTCCACGGAGATGTGTCAGCCATCCCGGCAAACGCAGACCGTTCCAAATCTTCCAAAGCATTGAACAAGGCAGCACCGAAAACAGTGTCCATCCCCTCGGATACCTTCTTCGCTAAATCAAGGTCTTTCTCGATACCGGAAAGAAAATCCCTCTCACCCGTAGCTCTGGCAATGAACCTCTTTAACGTCCTTGATGGCGGCCTCATGCGTTCTGAGCCTTAAATGCGCCACCAGTCAACTGAACATTAGGCTGAACCTGTAACCTGTCAGTCCCCTCAACACCACCTAAATCAGTGAAAGCAGGCGAATTGGGGTCAACCTGCCCGCCCCTCTGCTGCGGAATAATATCGTCAGGATTCAAACCGTTCTCCTCTAACATAGGCTTCATAATCGGATTGTAATTGGCGTTAGGCCCATATACAGACTGAACAATCGCTGCAATGTTACTGGCATTCGATATAGCCAAATCACGAGCAGCCTGATGAGCACCACTACCAACACTTATCCGATAATCACCCCTCAAAGCCTCAAGATAAGCGTCCTCAACATCTATCCCTAAATCCTCAGCAGCCCTCTCAAATATAATCGGAGGCGCGGCAACACGAATCATCTTGATTAACTTCTTCATTACCGGAATGGCATAAGTCATTGAAAATACACTCAAATCCAGCGACAGGAATTGCGACGCATTGCCTTGTGTGATTTTTGCGACGGTCGCGGTTTCCTTTCTCTGCCCTGTAGCGCCGAGCCTTTGAGGGCTTTCCGCCACCAGCGTTTCCATATCCCTTGATGTTATGTTTTCCTCATTATATGAAGATGCGGTCACATCAGGGGGAGAATCCCACCACACGGAATCCCGGCTTGCCACCGTCGTAACCTTGCCAGCGAAGCTTCTCGACAGAACAGCAGGGTCAACACCTGCCGATGGGGTCATGAACTTCTCCCTGTTGAGAATCAACGCGACATTATCCCGCCTCTGGTTCCTGATAGCGTTTTCTTCTACCTGCAAGTCCTTCAACCGTTCCGGCATGGCCCTTGAATGAATCTCATGCGGTTCAACATAAATCTTCGCCACGCCAAACGGCCAGGGGTCTGTCCCGTCTGAATTTGCGATAGGAAGTTCAAGTTCCTCCGGTTCCTCAAGAACCTTCCTGTCAGCCAAAGTGACCATCCTCGCAGGGTAGTATTCTTCCCCATCCTCATACTGGAGATACGTAATCCATATCTCTATAAGGTTGTCATCAATGTCCGTAGCGGGGAATGTCCCGAATTGCGCCCTCTGATTTTGCAGAAGCGTGTTCTTCGGTTCAGCAGTGAACTCATCATCGGAAATCTCAGGCCAAATCCCCTGAGACGCCATCTTCTCCGCGAACGCCTTGTCAACCCACTTCCTGAATATGCAAAACCTCGCCAGACCAATCTCGTTCCAGCCAATCGACGGGTCTATCCTCACATCTTCCGGGGGGAATATCTCAAGGGTCGGAAATGAATAAGTTTCGACTTCCTTCTCATCTTCCTCGATAACAACTTCCCCATCCTTGATAACCTGAACCTCTACTTTCTCCTTCTCAACACCCCTGTCCCAATCCAGATGCCACGGAGCGAAGTTACACGTCAAGGCATTATGAGCCGCATTCAGGGTGGAAGAAGGCCAGTCAATCCCCCCGGCATCCGAAACATAATAGTTTACCACAGACTCCATTATCTTCGCGCCTTCCTTGGTGGAAGTTAATGTCGCCTTGAGAGATACAGGGTCAACTGAACCAAACGCCTGTAAAAAATCAGCCTGCTTCCTGAAATGGAACGTCTCTATCTTCGGGATAAAAAGAGAACTCTGCCCCGGCTTCCTCGCAGTAATATGCTGAGAGTTCACCAGTTGCTTGTTCTGCGCCCACTGCCTCTCGGCCATTTCGTGAATAGTGTTCGCGGCATCCCATAACTGGCGAACAGTCTCAAGAACTTCCATCAATAACCAACCTCCGCGTCCTGCCATTCATCAGGAATATACGCTTCATAAGTGTTTTCAGTGGAAATCGCATACCGCGCACTCATAAACGCATACCTCGTTGCAGACATTAAATCATCATTTTCCTTCACAATCTCAACAGTCCCGGAACGATTAGGCTTCATGTGATACGTCCGAAACTCAGCAAACCAGTCCTGTAAATTGCTGAATACCTTGAACCGCCCCTCAACCATCGCCGTGTGCATCGCGGTTAATCCCGGATTCACTGCCTTGCCACCCTTCCCATCCTCAGAAGGATTGGAAAACGGCTTCGGAAGCATGTTCGCACCCTCATCCCTGTATTGCTGACAATAACTCACACCACTACCACGGTCAGATACAGCGCCATCATGCGGCCATGCAATCGGAATGTTCCCGATTCTCCTCATCGCATTCCAATGCTCAGGTATCGTCCTGCCAACTTCCTTGTAACAATCATATACATAATGCGTGGAAGTGTTCGGGTCTATCGCTATCGCTACCAAAGCAGTCGGATGACCACCAGAACCAGAACCAGCAAAATCAATACCGGCTATCCTCTGCCACCCTGAAGGAATAGCGAATGGTTCACAAATAATATCATCCTCTGGAACAGGAAATATCAAACCACTGCCCATCACAGGCAATCCCTTGGAACGCATGTCCCTCTCATAAGGCAACATGCCAGCTAAACGCTGTTCCCTGGCCTCCTCACTCAAATGCGGCGCATCATCCCACGTGGCAGTCACCAACGCCTGACCAGAACCTAATTCCTTCCCCGTAATATCATGGGAAAATATCTTCATCACCTGCGTCATGCCCAATTCAGGCGTGGCTGTTATCCCCAAAATCCCATTGTGCTTAACAGTCGCCCTCAAACACTGCGAATAAATGTCATAAGGCAATTCCTCATCAGCCCAGATATAATGAACACCCTTCCCCATCCAAGCCTCTTTCCCCTGCTCAAACGCCTTGAAAATTATCTTCGACCACTTACCACTAACATGCTTCACCAATACACTCTGACACGCATCAGGTATCCCATGATACTTCGTTACACGACCTATCAATTCCTTCGGTATCGAACCATGCCCAAAATCATCAGGGTCACCAGGCTCCCCCAATAACTCAGCCTGACATAAATCCCTCGTGTTCGGAATCGTATTACCACCAACCCAAATCAACGTCGCACCACTAAACCTGCGACCCTTCCACCAACGCGGATATAACCCCGTAGCATGATACGCTACAGCAAAACCGCCTATGTAAGTCTTCCCCACCTGATTCGCCGCCCGTAATAAAACCTGCTTCGCATCCCTCCCATCACCGTCCTTCGGATTCAAAAACCGAACCTGCCATTCATACGGCTCCAAATACTTTAACCGGTTCTCCTCCCGCCTCCGCTTCAACTCCTCTATTATCTTCCCAGCATCATCAAGCATCATAAACCGAATCCAATAACCTCCGCGCCCAAATCAATACCTCCATCTGACGCATAATGTATGCAGGACAACTACCACGACACCACCCACGTATAGACCTGTCACTCACCCCTAAATACCTCGCCAACCGAGCCTTGCTTACCCCTAACTCCTCCATCATCATAGCAAAATCACACACTTTTACCCCCAAATGGCAAGATATTATATATGGACTCGTCTGTTTCCGGCAAATATTTCCGCTTGGTTTTGCAAAAAAAAGTGTGGGAAGGGAACGAATCCCGTCTCAGCGCCCCCAGCGCCGCACCCCCTCCCACTATCATTTCCACCTATCCG